CGATTGCAGATGTAACAAAGATGCCATACCAGGTAGTTGCTACATACAAAAACAACGAGATCACAACACTAGAGTTTCCTCATCTCATATATAATACAGCGCGTCAGTATAACGATGCATATGTGTTGGTAGAGATTAATGATCTTGGAGAAGAAGTATCAAATACGATCTGGTATGAGTATGAATATGAAAACTTATACTTCACGCAAGGAAACTCTCTGTCTCAGACTCGAGGCTATCCAGGAGTAAGAACAACATCTAAAGTCAAAAGCTTGGGTTGTTCAGTTCTCAAGGAGTTGATTGAGAAGGATCAACTTACTGTCAACTCATATAGAATTATTGAAGAGCTCGGCTTATTTGTACAACACAGAAAGAGCTATGCTTCTCAAGACACATCCGTCAATGATGACTTATGCACTACTCTCTGGCTTCTTGCCTGGTTGACAAAGCAAGATGTATTCCAAGAAGTGACTAATATCAATCTGAGGTCAATTCTAACAGAGAAGAAACAAGATTATATTGATTCCACAATGACACCATTTGGGTTCTATCAGGACAACAAACCAGATGAGTTTGATTCAATTGCGGAACGAAATAGGAAGTATCCAGAAGCAGGTCAGCAACTAACGGAAGATCAGGTCTGGCTTCTGAAATCTTAATTTTAATAAATAAAAGAGAATTAGTGTGGAACTATATTCGTTGTTTACAAGAACAAGGAGAAAATAATGGCTTTTCAGCTTTCACCAGGGGTGTTGGTCACCGAAAAAGACCTAACAAATATTGTGCCGGCAGTTGCTACCTCCACTGGTGCATTCGCTGGACATTTTTACTGGGGTCCAATGTCAGACCCACAACTTGTTACTTCAGAGCGTAGCCTTGTTGAGCTGTTTAGTACACCTACGAACGACAATAGTTCTAGTTGGTGGGCGGCCGCAAACTTTCTAGCATATAGCAATTCATTGTATGTTACTCGAGCCGTGGCTACATCTGCAACAAATGCTTCAACTTCAACCAGTGCAAGCATTATCAACAGAGATTCTTATTATGCTACATACGAATCAACTGGCATTTCCGGTCATGTGTTTACAGCAAAGTATCCAGGATCTTTAGGTAACGGGTTAATTGTATCAATCTGTGATAGTGATGGATGGACGTCATGGGCATATAAATCACTATTTGACAGTGCTCCTGGACAATCATCTGCCGCTGCTGAGTACAACGTAACCAAAGATGAGCTGCATGTTGTAGTTGTTGACGGTAAAGGCACTTTCTCTGGTCAATCAGGAACTGTTCTCGAAAAGTTTGCATTTGTATCCAAAGCATCAAATGCAAGACGTTCAGATGGATCAAACAACTTTTACAAAGATGTGATTAACACCCAATCAAAGTATATTTGGTGGACTGGTTATCCAACATCTGGTATTGATGCTAACCAAGCTTGGGGTCAAACATTCCAGCAGGTTGTAGATGCAGCCGGAGCTGATGTGTTTGCTGCTATGACATCGCCAGGTATAACCTTTACACTAGCTAACGGCAACAATGGTACTAACCCTACAGAAGGACAGATCCAAACTGCCTATGCTTTATATGCTAATACAGAGTTGTATGACATCTCATTAGTAATTACAGGTAAGGTAACAGCCGCTACAGCTAAGTATGTAATTGACAACGTCGCTGAAGTTCGTAAGGATTGTATGGTGTTTGTGTCTCCTGTAGATGCTAGCACGGGGGCTATGATTACAGGTGCTGCTATTGCAACAGATACTGTTGCCTTTAGAAATAGCGTTAACTTCAACGTCAATTCATCATATGCTGTTCTTGATTCAGGATTCAAATATCAATACGACCGCTATAATGACAAGTATCGCTGGGTTCCACTAAATGGTGATATTGCTGGTCTTTGCGCTAGAACTGATTATACAAATGATGCGTGGTGGTCTCCTGGCGGATTAAATCGCGGGCAAATCAAAAATGTCGTCAAGTTATCTTTCAATCCAAACAAAGCTGAAAGAGATACACTATACAAGGCCGGTATCAACCCTGTGGTATCATTCCCCGGTCAAGGAACAGTTCTGTTTGGTGATAAGACTCTATTAACTAAGCCTTCAGCCTTTGATCGTATTAACGTGCGCCGTCTGTTTATTGTTCTTGAAAAGGCAATAGCAACAGCAGCTAAGTTCCAGTTGTTTGAATTTAATGATGACATGACACGTGCTCAGTTTCGCTCTATGATAGAGCCATTCTTGCGCGACGTGCAAGGTCGTCGTGGTGTGGTAGACTTCCGTGTTGTATGTGATGCGACAAACAACACCGGCGAAGTAATTGATAGGAATGAGTTTGTGGCTGATATTTACATTAAGCCTGCCCGTTCTATTAACTTCATCACATTAAATTTCGTTGCTGTCCGCTCTGGAATTTCTTTCAACGAAATTGCTTAATAAATAAACGGGGATCTTTTAGATCCCCCTTTAAGGAGAAATATAGATGGCAACGATTTCAGATTTCAAATCCAGATTGGCCTTTGGTGGTGCAAGACCAAACCAATTTACAGTATCGTTAATGTTTCCAGCCTTCATTCAAAATGGTGTATTTGCATCATCACAATCCCAATTCCTTTGTAAGGCCACGTCTTTACCAGGGTCGTCAATTGAAGACATTACAATTAACTACCGAGGCCGCCCTGTGCATTTTGCAGGTGAGAGATCATTTGCTCCATGGCGTGTAACTATCTATAATGAAGCTAACTTTGGTATTAGAAATGCGTTTGAAGATTGGCATAATACAATTATCAATTATGGATCAACAAATGGCGCCACAATGCCAATCAACTATCAAGTTGATTTAAGTGTTACGCAGCTCGATAGAAACGACAACCCAACAAAGTCGTATATATTCCGTGACGCATATCCAGTTGTAATTGGTGAGATTGGACTAGATTTTGATGCAAACAATCAGATTGAAACATTTGATGTTGAGTTTGTATACAACTACTTCGAACCAGCCTAAAGATAGGTAATACATCATATTATGCAAGTTTTCGGATTTGAAATAAAACGTAAGAAGTCCTCTCAGACGGAAGCCGCTAGTGTGGTTGCTCCGTCTGCTGAGGATGGATCTACTGTTGTCACTACAGCTGCACATTACGGGCTAACAGTAGACATTGAGGGTACCATCAAGAATGAGAATGATCTCATCAGAAGGTACCGTGAGTCAGCTCAATACTCTGATTGTGATGCTGCAATCGAAGATATTGTCAATGAAGCGATCGTAGCTGATTCCAACATCCCTCCTGTATCGATTGACCTCGAAGACGTCAAGCTATCAGACTCGATTAAGAAAAAAATTACAGATGAGTTTGAAGAGATACTAACTCTGTATAAGTTTTCTGATAGAGGACATGATATGTTCCGTCAGTGGTATATTGACGGCCGTATGTTCTACCATATTGTAATAGATGAAAAGAACCCAAAGAATGGTATTGTTGAGCTTCGATACATTGACCCACGCAAGATTCGTAAGATTAAGAATGTTAAGCGTGAAAAGAATGCACAAGGCGTAGAAGTAGTTAAGACTGTTGATGAATACTACATCTATAACGATAAGGGAATCAACGAGTCTACTTCACAAGGTGTGAAGCTATCTCTTGATTCAGTTATCATGGCGTCATCAGGATTGTTAGACTCCAATACTGGTCTCACATTGAGTTATCTACACAAGGCTATTAAGCCTGTCAATCAACTCAAGATGATGGAGGACTCACTAGTCATCTATCGTATTAGTCGAGCACCGGAACGTAGAATTTTTTACATTGATGTAGGTACTTTGCCAAAACAAAGAGCAGAGCAGTACGTCAATGACATTATGAACAAGTTTAGAAACAAAGTTGTTTATGATGCTGCAACTGGTGAGATTAAAGATAACCGCCAGCATCTATCTCTTATGGAAGACTTTTGGATGCCTCGTCGTGAAGGCGGCAAAGGAACAGAGATTACTACTCTAGCTGGCGGTCAAAATTTAGGTCAAATTGAAGATATCCAGTACTTCCAGACAAAGCTCTACCAAGCTCTAAACGTACCTCTTACAAGACTGCAACCACAGCAGAACTTTAGTCTTGGTCGCGCATCAGAAATTACTCGCGAAGAAATCAAGTTCAACAAGTTTATTGAGCGTATTCGTAAAAAGTTCTCAGGAATCTTTAAGGATGCGTTAAGGGTTCAGTTGGTTGCAAAAGGTATCATTAGACTTGAAGAGTGGGATGATTTAGTCAATCAGATTAGGTTTGACTTCCAGCGAGACAACCACTTCACAGAGTTGAAGAACGCTGAGATCATAAACAACCGAATTGCTCTGCTACAAAACATTGATCCATATGTAGGAAAGTACTATTCAGTCAGCTGGATACGTAAAAACATTCTTATGCAGAGTGAGGATGACATTAAGACGATGGACGAAGAGATGATGGATGATAGAGAAGGTCAAATTGACTTTGCTTCCCATCAAGGTGAGATGCAGGCTGCTAAAGATCAGGCTGCAGGAGTTGATACACAACAGGGAGACCAAAAACAATGAGTACACGTGAATTAATTGATGCAATTGAGTCGGG